CGAACGTTGTCCTCGATGCGCCGCCCCACGTATGCCGTAGCATCCTTGAGCTGATTGGTCATGTTCGCGGCTATCGCCTCAACCGCCGCCCTGTGAACCTGCGCGTAGCCCCTGGCGAGCTTCGGCGGCTGCATGCCGTTGGACACCCATGCGGCCGCTGCGAGCTTGACGCCTTCTGCGTAGAGCCGGGGCACAACTGTCTGTGCCCACTGAGCTGTCACCTCGTCCAGCTCGTCGAGTATCTGCCGCACGTCGCGCGCCATGGCCGCGTTGTAGCGGTACGACTTGCCCGCCTTGGCGCGGGCTGCGATCTTCTCGAGGAGCTTGAGGTAGGCCGCGCGGTAAATGCCAGCGAGAGCCGCGTAAGCAGTCACGTTATCACCCCTTGAATGCCACCCATACCCACCATGTCGACACGCCGTTAATCAGACAGGTCAGCGCAGCGGCTTGCCGCGCTTCGCCGTCCTTCGCGCCAAAAGCCTTGACGAATGAGCCCAATGCGCCGAGGGCGGTGCATATGAGCATCCCCCAGCCCCAGACTGTGAACAGCACCGCCTACACCCCCCGCCCGCAGAAGTCGCGCAGGCGCTTGACTACGGCGTCGGTGAGCTCGACTATGTCAACGCTGGTAGACGTGGGCTCGCAGGCGCTATGCACCTTGAAGTCCATGCCCTCCAACTGCTTCGCCAGCTCCAGCTCGTCTGCCATGGCGGTCAGGTGCTTGCCGATGATCTTCAACTTCCGCTCCACCGGGTCAGTGTCCAAGGTCAGTGTGTAGTGCAGGTCGCCCATCTTGCTCACGTTCATGCCTCCTCCCGACTGTGCCGGTATATTAGCCCTGCTCGGGCTCAAGTCCCAAATCCAGCCCTGCGAATAGCCCGCCCACGTTCGTCATGCCAGGGGTGGGTGCAGCCGCCTGCATCTGCTCGGCGGCGATCCGGTTCAGCTCAGTCTCCATCTGCTCGTCCTCCAGGCCGTCCATGCGCAGAATCGCGCTCTCGGTGGAAATGAGCCCTGCCTGCTTGCGCGCCGTCATGATGTTGGTCAGTTCCATCTCGTCAGTCGGCAGGCCGTCCTGCCACTGAATGGTGATGCTGGGCAGCTCCACAGCGCCCTTCATGCCCTGCGCCTTCTCCAGTGCCGCGCAGAGCTGGATGGCCTTGCGAAGCGCGGGGTCAAAGCGCATACGTATCCTGTTCGTCTTGGCCAGTGGAGCCATCATGAGCCGCTTCAACGCGGAGCCCGATTCAGCCATGCCTGCCTTGAGGTTGCCGAAGGCCGCGGCCGAAGTCTCGCTGAGAGTATAGAGCTGTTCCATCAGCAGCTCGATCTGCTTGAATGCGGCCTCCAACTGGCCGTCCCAAGTCGCATAGCCGGGCGGCTGTTCGCCGTCGCCCAAGGGGAAGAACTTGCCACCGCCCTGGAACGTCATCTCGCCGGTCGTAGGGTCCTCTTCAAGCGCGCTTGAAGGGCCATACATGTTGGGGTCAGAGTGCTTGTCCAGTATCCGTGCGATCTGCCCAACCCTAACCTCAAGCTCGGAGATGATGCTGCCCAGGTCGTCGTAATCGTCCATGCCTGTCAGCCGGTCGGATGTGCGCAGGTTATGACACGGCACAACTAGGAAGTCGTCAACGCCTGTGAACTGCTCCACCGGCTCCTGCACGACGCGCCCGATTCGCCCGTTGCTGAACTCATGCACATGCCGGGTGATCTTGCCCTTCTCATGCACCTCGGCCACAAATTGCCCCGGCTTTGCGCTGTTGGCCGGCACGGTCGTCCATGCGATCACATGTGCCGTCACGTTACGGATGTTGTCGGGGTCAACTACGGGGAACCACAGTTCAGGCGGCTGGGCTTCGATAATGCCGCGGTTCTCATAGCGAACCTTCATCACGCCTGTGCCCAATGCGGAGATATCCAGCACAACCTCATAGCCGGTGTTGTGCAGGTCGTTATCGTTGACTATCCGGTCACATGCAAGCTGTTCCACGCTCCCGCGCTCGCCGGCAATGAACATCGGCGGCTCGCCAAAGAGCAGGTCAGCCCACAGCGTCGAGAGGCGCTTGTTCCAGTTGAGCACGGTCTGGATCACGGTCTGGCTCTCGGCTCTCAGGAGCCGCGTCCATGCGTCCTTGTAGACGAGTTCATGCTTGCCCTCGAAGAGCTGCCTGTTCT